GTAAGTGCGTCGCCGGCGATGGAGCCCATTGCTACATTTCCTACCCCTGTGGAGATTGCGGTACCAGCTAGATATCCAACTGCCGTGTTTCCACCTTCAGCGTCCGACTCGGCCACATATGCTTTCAAGGCTTTATAACCGACAGCAGTGTTGTAATCACCAATAAGATTAGTACTAAGTGCTTCAAAACCAACTATTGTGTTATATCTACCAGTTGTGGTGGCTGCGCCGGCGCCTTTACCGATGAAAATTGTACCGTCAGGGTCAGTATCACCAACAGCAAGTGCAACACCTGCTCCAGAACCGATAATAACAAGATCACTCGTTGTCGTCGCGACTACAGCAGTATTATAACCAATGATTACATTATCGTCACCAGTTGTCAAATCATTACCAGCATTCTCGCCAGCAAGGAGATTGTAGTTTCCGCCGGATGCGAGTGCAGCACCAGCTAATTTACCAAATACCGTGTTTGAGGTACCTGCATCATTATTAGAAAGAGAAATGCGAGAGTTGGTGTCGATCACCATTCTCTTGTTACCCGCGGCGTCTCCTCCGGCGTAAACTTGAAATTCCGCAGAAGCATTGCGTGCGGCCATCATAATATCTAGACCACTGACATTATCTGTCAGGAGCGCAAGCTTGTTGCCATATTCACCACTCACTCCGTCATCGGTTGCTCTTATTCCTCCACCGCCAGAGTTCGCTCGAATGTAGACGTTTGCACTAGCAGCATTACCAGCGGTAGTATTTTCTACTATTATCCCGCCGGCGGCGTTCGCGTTGTGTGCTATTTCTAGATAATTGTCACCATCTTCATCATATTGAATCGTAACGTCGCTATTAGTACCAAATGTTATGGTTTTGTCATCTAACAGTGTTATGCCGTTGGTTATCGCGAGGTTACCAGCAACCGTTGTTGTGGATGCTGCGCCTGCTGCAATTGTTACATCGATTTGACCATCAGTTGCATGTTCCCCCTCTAGAGTTAAACCGGTCGTCATGGCTGTGTTTGTGCCATCGCTCTCAGCAACCTGAAGTTCCAATTTGCCTGCTTCGTCAGTTTCGTCGGATTCACTAATCGACGCTACAATGCCAGCAAACTGTGTATTATTATTTCCTTCATCTTCACCATAGAATGTAATCTGGCCCAGAACCTCGCCGTCTTCTGTATCAGCAGCGTCTTTCAAGAACTGTAATTCACTTGAAGATGTCTTGGTTGTGTGCGTTGTTTTTAAAGTAAGTACTGGCTTGCCAGCGGCGCTGTCGGCAACCGTTACTGCCGGCCCGTCGATAGTTACTGCTGTGGAGGCATCGATATCGACAGTGGGGGCAGTGACGTTGATAATTGAATCCGCATCGATCCCCAATTCACCGTCGGCCTGTTGCTGTACAAAACATGCAGCATCACCAAACATCAATTTGGTAGTGCCGACTCCGGAGGCATCAGAAAGCAAAAGCCCAGTGTTATGAACATGTGTTAAAGTTACTTCTGCATCTGCGCCAAATTTTACTGCAGCGCCGTCTGTCACAATGGACAAGTCTCCAGCGCTGGAAAGAGCCATCTTTTCCGCCGCGGCTTCTGATGCTGCTGTTTTAAAACTTAGTTTAGCGGCGTTGTTGTCGGAAGCGTGTGTATCCGTCGCGACGGCTTCAATACCAGCACATACCAAAATAGCGTCCGTGCCGCCCGAGTCCCCACCCTTGAAGTCGAGGGCGCCGATAACCTCATCTGCGATGATGACATCTTCTTCAGACTTAAGTGTGAGCTTGACGGGAGTATTATCACCTGTAGCTGTGTGGGTTAAAATAAGGCCAGTGTCTGCCTCGTGCGTTAATGTTATTTCATCGTTCGCGCCCCAATGGATTGCGGCAGAATCTGATTGTAACTTGATATCATTAACTAAGATCATATTGCCTTCGTCGCTGCCATCAAAAGTACAAGCTGTAACTGCTGAACCATCATCATCTACTTTAATGATTACGTCTGCATTGTTTGCCTGCGCGTCAATAGTAATATTGCCGGTCGTGGTTTCAATACTTACTGCAGCGTCACCTGCCTGAATATTATCTGAGGCGACATTAGTGCCAGAGCCGGCCGCGGCCATTGTAGTTCCGGATGTGATTTGGATATCATTGCCCGCATCCGTGGTGAAATAAAGCTCAGTCGGGGCCGCGGTTTTAACCCACAATTGCCCGAAAGCGGCAGTATGACCTGCGTCGGCTGCGCGTTCTTTGATTTGTATCGAAGTGCCGACATTCATCGATCCCGAAAGGTCAACATTCCCACCCAATGAAAGGTTGGTAGAACCGGAGATTGCTCCGCCGGCTTTTACGACATCTGTTACGGCATCACCGAAGGTTACGTCACCTGATGAACCTGGTCCTGATTTAAATCCCATTTTGTTTTAATTCCTTGTTTAGTCCGAAATTCCGGGCCAACCAACTCCGTCTGTATCGGCTGTTGATGGTGTCGCATATAAGCGGCCCAGTGACCCAGTTGGAATTGAAGTTAATTCGGCAAATATTTGAAAAGAGGCATCTCCAGAATATGAACCGTCACCGGTGACATACATTCGATCAACTTTAACGTTCATATCCATAGAATCTTCGGTGGTATCTAAAGTAATATAACGAAGATTGTTGATTACGTTGTTAGTACTGTCTTTGCTAGCAAAGTGAACTCTTATTTCTTTATCTGCTCGATTAATAATCACAATTCTCTTTGTAACATAAGGAAACTTAATTTCCATCTCTTGATTATTTAAGTGATTAGTGGATCCGGTCAGATAAGGATACCCAGATACCATATAAGCAGCTGAATTACCTATTCCCTGTGAAAACCTTTCAAATGTTGCCATTATTATACCTCTTTTAAACTACCTGATATTAAATAGTTTCTTCCTTTCGTTTTAACTTTTGTAAAATTTTTGCGCGTTGTTTCGCGAGACGCTTTTTTTTGTCTGAAGGCTTCTCGTAATACATTTTTTCTCTATAAGCCTCAATAATGCCTTCTTTTTTAACTTTTCTGGAGAACCTTTTTATCGCTCTATCGATTGGTTCATCTTTTTTTACCGGTGTTTGTACATTTATTGTTCTTTTACTACTCACCTTTTATCACCCCCTAAGAGAGCGTTCCACACTGGTGTTTTACCCATGAGTGCAGATATGTCTATACCTGCATCCTCGGGATCCATATTAGCCAATGGACTGTGTGAGGGTGGAGCGCCGGGCTCGGGGGAGGATGAAATAGGCTTAGTTCCCTCAAAAAGGTCTACTCCGTTATAAGAAGACTTGCCGATAGCATCTAACATTTGTTTTCTAGTTTCATTAATCTTTTGTTTTCTTTTTTCTGATTCGTTGTCGCGAGGGGGTTTGGTTGGGGTCTGGATTGTTTGTTGTTCAGTAATTGGCTGCATGCCGGTATTTAAACCTATCACCACCTCAGAAATAACACTAGACAAGACGCCCTCTTCAAAAAGGACTTCTTTGATACATTGTTTAACCAGTGGTTTTAAAATTTTTGCTAATTCTTGTTTTTTCATCTTTCACCTTGTAATATATTATTTAATGCCCTATTAATCTTGTCTGCTTTTGTAAAAACGTTGCTTCCAATTTTCATATTTTTTGCCTCGGACATCATAAAGGCTCCGTTCGTTGAAGGTTCCGATACAAAATCAAAACAAATTAGTTGGAAGTCATCCTCAACTAACGTGTTACCCTCCGATTCTTTAACGGATCCCATGCCTCTGGACGAGATGCCCAGCTTTACGCCGGCTTTGACAAGTTCTTTCAAAACTTTTCCAGAGGGAGTGTCTAAAACCTGTACCTTTCCCATAACGTCGTCGCCGTCCCACCAAATATCTGTGACCAGGTGCGATGCATTTTTTAAATTGATGACCTGATCATCAGGATGGTCCAGTTCACCCAAAGCTCTGCGTTCCTTTACCATTTTGTGGTAATTTTCGACTTCTCTTTGCAGGGTCTCTTTTTTATAAATTCGGCCATTACCATTTTTGGCATTGGCGCGTTGCATAACTCCGGTTAAAAAACAAGCTCCGTTATCTCGGACCATTCGCTTTTCATCTTCGGTTAAAAGATCTTGACAAATGCCGCCCTCACAAAGCTCATAATATTCTCTTAATAGATATTTGTTCACAGTCACGAACCTTTGCAACAGCGTCTAACTGGTTGCAACATCCACTTTTTTGTGTTTGCTTCAGTATTCATTATTTTTTACTCCTGATCTTGAAACCATCGTCATCGACCACCATACATAATATATATGATGTCCCAGAACTGAGACAACCTAATAGAAATCCAGTGGTGATATTATGGTCAAATGTAAATAGTTCCGTGTATTTGTTTATTCCCCACATAAAAACACCGGACCAAAATCCCATGCACATAGGGCAATTAACCAACTCGCACAGACAGTTAGACCACTTAGCTATATTTTTTCGTACAGGTTTTAATATATGACCATAGACAATCACAGATGTCATGCCATAAGCACAAAGAATAAAACAAATTAACTCCATTATTCACCTTTTAAGTTCGATAAAAAGAAGACATCCCATACGGGCCTCGGAGCCAACCGTGGCGCAAAGAACCCTTTTCTTCTTCGTGTGGTACATCACCCAAATCTGTCGATTCTTCGTCGTCAGGATCTGTAAGACTGCTGGTACTATCTTCCTTTTGTTTTCTATACAAGGAAAAATATGGTTCTTCTTCTTTTATAAATTTTCCTACGAGAAAAACGGACATCTCGATTGGGTCAACGCTGTTGTCGTAAGATTGAGAAATTGTAGCTTCCATGGAGCCGTAAACACTGCCAGCGTGGACGGTTTCTGGTTGTATTATCCCTTTTTTAGATAAATCGTAAAAAAGTCTGTCCTGTGCTGCATAAGTTGTATCAGAAAGTTCATCTTTTGCAAACGCGACAATTTTGTTTTTTGAAGGCATTATCACGATATCAATTTCTTCGTGATCGAAAATCATTAAGTTACCATCAAGACTCTTGCGTATGTTTAAAGAAATCGAAGCCTGCTTTTCTCCGGGCTTTGTGGTTTTATTTTGAGATGAATCGGGGTTTATTTGGATATCAATGGCCACTTTATGCAATCAACTCCCTAACCAGACTTTGTATTTTAAGTACTCTTTTGATCATGCTTTTATCGATTGCTCTGCTGCGAAATTGCTCTATTAATTGTAGAACTTCGTTGGTTTTTTGTATCATGAGCGCGTCGTTTTCTATTTCTTCTGATTTTAGTGATTTTTTAACCACAGTTCTGAGTCGAGTAACTTCTTCGTTTAAATATACTTTTAGTCGTAGGCCATTGTCAGTAAAGGATGAGATGTATCTGGTTAAAAGTTCTTTTTGTTCCGTAAATAACTCTTTTGAATATTGGTCATTAAACTTTTGGACAAAATTATTATAAACTAGATTATCAATAGGCTTCAAATTTTCTTCTTCTATTTTTTCCGGTTTTGAGGACAAGGTGGAAATTAGACCTTCTTCCAACAATACTCTTTTCTTAATAGGGGTACCATCATTAAAAATTTGAAAAATTGTTGCCAAGTTTTTATAACTAGGTATGAAGCTTGAGAACGCATTCTTGGTTACTATTCTGTTCATCTTGTTGATTAAAGAAGTTTGTTCATTAAAAAGTGCTTTTTTATCTATTTGCGCATGAACCTTTCTAGTTTCATAAATTAATCTCTCCGCTGTAGCCGGGTTTAATATTTCGCCCTCATACAAGACTTTATACAATTCAAGTTCTTTTCTCAGAAGAGTGTTTGTCTTAAATGATTCTTTAACAAGGCCCAACAACTTATTTTTTTTATTTTTTTCCTTGTGAATTGTAGCTCTAGTCAATTCCCTAATAAGGATTTCGTAAAGAATTGCAGTGTTTCTTTTTTTATTATGTTTAAGTTTCACCCTTGTTCTCCTTGGTTTCCAACTCTTTAATTAAGTCTTCAACTTCTTTATGAACTTCAAATAATAGTTTTTCTTCGGATTCTTGATTATAATTAGTTTCCTTCTCTTCATAAATTCCCCTATAAAGACTTTTCATATCCAAATGACCCGGGTTTTGGGTTCTGGGTGTTCCCATTTCTGGCGTGGCCTTTCTCATATAATGCTTTCTTCTGGCTCCTTGATATCTTTTATCATACGCGACCGGATCATACCACTTCCCTTTAGAGGCTGGGGTTATAGTATGCACTCGTCCAAGAGCATCGGTCCTTTGTATGGTGTCGTCTCGCTTACCAGGGGCAGCCAGGAGCGCAGATTCTTCTCCCTCTCCGCCTTCACCTTCAGGGGTGCCTTCAGGGCCAGGGGGGGCGCCCTCAGGGCCTTCAGAGGCAAGGGGGCCGCCTTCTTCAGGGGGTGGTTCCTCCAGTGGGGCGCCTTCCTCAGGGGGCTCGCCGCCGCCCAAACCTTCGGGCGCGGCGCCCATTGCGGATTGTTGCATTTCTTGGGCCGCGAATTCGGCCTCCATTTCAAGTGACGCCTCAAACTTTCTATCATAGAACATTTCTCTTTGATTTCTAATAAATCCTTCATCAGACATTCCAAACAAGTGCTCCGAAACCCAGCGTTTGCTGAAAAATCCTTCGGTTGCGGCGCTGGCCGTATCAAATTTTGCTCTCCAGTGTTCTAACTCTTGCAATTCTGCGATTTTTGATGGATTATTTAATCTTAATTTAAATGAGATTAAATCTTCATTTCTGTATCCAATTGTGTACAGGTGAATAATGCCAATTTTTTCAAGCTCTGCAATAACTGATCGTTGAAGTCTTTGGATTGTTCTTGCAAATCGAATGTCTTTTTGTGCGAGAGTTGTTTTGTCCTCTTCAGCGCCTTCACCTCTAAACAAATAAGCCTGAGGAACTTTTAGGGCTGCGAAGAGTTTATCTTTAAGATATTTAACATCGTCGATATCTCCAGTATAAGACCCGCCGGGTAGAGCTTCGATTTTTGAGGAGGAGTTACCGCGAGTTGGAACAAAATAGTCCTCCTCGATGCTTAATGGATTATAACGAAGGTCTACGCGACCGGTTGATGGATCAACAACTTGATTTCTTTTCATCTGGGTCATAACCTTTTGCATATACTGTTCAACGTCTTCTGGGTTCACGCCGCCGACGTCGATGTAAAAAACTCTTCGCTCCGGAGATCGAACAATACGATAAGCCATAACAGCATCTTCAAGCAGTGTCAACTGTCTCCAGACTCTTCTAGATGCTTCGAGTACCGACGTGCCATAAGGTGAGTATTTATCTTGACCAAGGACTCTAAAATGGGCGACTTGCCAATTCTCAAAGGTCAAACCGCCTGAATTCCATTGGTATTGTACATAGTTTGGATTGGTTTTGTCTTCGCCTTCAAGCCTTTCTAGTTCCCCAGATGGAATTCCTATAACATTTTGAATACCCTTTTCTGCGTCTAGGTCCAAGTAAAGGAAAAAGTCGCCAAACTTACACATTGTTCGACACCAACCAAAAAGATTGTGTTCTATATTTAATACCTTGTTATATAAGTCATGAAGAATGAGTTTAATTTCCTCATTAGGGCAAGAAATATTTAATAAAGGTTGTAGATCGCTCGATGTCGACATCTCGTCTGCATAAATATCTAACGCGGAAGCGATGATTGGCTCGTATTCCATCTGATCGAAGTCACCATATCTTTCAACGCGATTCTGATTTGCTAAAAGGTTTGAAGTTAAGTTTTCAAAAGTATCATATGAGGACTTTTTAAATTGTTTGCCGCTAGCAGAGGTAAAGTCGTTTGCCCACTTGTCTAGTTGCCTTCGTTTGTTCCTCCTGGGAATTTGTTTTCTATAGTTTACAATCGGACCTGATAAAAGTCGAGTCAACTGCCTAAACAGACGTGAGTCTGGGTTTCTGGGGTTTCGTGAATTTTTTATTTTTTTTGACGCCATTAATATTAACCTTTATATAACCACATAAACTTTTTCATTTCTTTTTCTTTTTCTGGAGCGGGTTTGTTGTTGGCTTTGTGGCCGCGCATACCAGGAATGGTGGTGCTTATGGTGGAGTTTGTTTTTATCATAGAATTAAGCATTGCTTCTTTATACTGTATTTCTCTCTTTTTCTCTGTAAAAGCGGTATCACGGACCCAACAACCAATAGAGAGGGCCATGACTAAATCATCATTGTATCCTCTCATAGCCAGTGGTTTTCCGTTATTCCATATAAATGTTTTCATCTCATTATACAGTCTTGAAGAAGGAATTTTAACTAAATTATTTCTAATAAATTCTTCCATCTTGGCAATTATGATTGGCCTTGTTTTTAAGGAGGTCGTAAACCCTGCTACAGATGAGTTATGAGTTTCGGCAATTATTTGATCGATATACTCATGAGTTGACTTAATCGAATAATAAATATTCGGGTAATTCATATCTTTTAATTTTTCCAAGACTGAGAATCCTACCGAATTGTTTTCTACGACAGCAAGACAATCACCATATTGTTTTCCAGCATCATAAATAAGGCGTCCAAAAACGTCTGGAGTTACTTTTCCTTGGTATTCTCCAACGATCTCCATAGTATCTAAGTTAAAAATATGAAAAACTGAGTTATCTTTTCCGTCCCCGCGGGCAACATCCGCAGAAAGCAAATAAGTGTAGTCTGAATTATAGTTTTCCCATATCCAGAAATTCCTGTCGAACCCAACTCTATATTTTGGTTCGCGAAGTTCTTGTTCTATCCTTGCAAGATCATCAGGGTGTATCACTGTTTCACCAGATGTGTTGAAGTTACATTCTAACTCCTGGGCTATCTGTCGTCTAGACATATTTTTAGTTTCTTTTTCAAACCAATCTTGGTCGCGGTCGGGGTGGACGTCCCACATTAATTTCGTTGGATGGAAGTTATTATTTTTCTGGTCTGCTTCAACATAACTTTTGTGGAACCAGTTTCCAACACCATTTGGGGTGGAAAGTGCAATACAACGGCCCCCAGTTGAAAGAGTGGGATACAAGCCAGTCCATAGTTCATCCAGGCCGTCGACGTGAGCAGCCTCGTCGATAACAAGTAATGAAAGAGCTTCTGACCGGCCGGCGTCGCCAGAAGTTGAAGAGGCTTTAATCTGAGAGGCGTTTGTCAATTCAAAAGAGGTTCTGTTGTCGACGGAAACCTCTGCAATTCTGATCCAATCAGGAAGATTTTTTACAATCGCTTTTACTTTTTTAACCAAGTTTCCGGCAGTTGTGAATTTTGTTGCCATAACAAGAACATTTTTGTCCCTGTGAAATAACATCATCCAAGCGATGTAAGCAGCTGTAATAGTTGAGATGCCCAACTGTCTCGCTTTCAAAATAATGTTGAAACGGTGATCGTTAAAATCATTTAAAAGGGCGCCCTGGTAGTCATATATTTTAAAAGGGATTAACCCATACATTGGGTGAGAAATTTTTGCGTAGTTATCTATAAAATAAACAGGGTCTTTACCACACTTTATTATTTCCTTTGTGATCTCTTTTTTTGTAAGTTGATATGACATTTTTAACGTGGCACATTGTTTTTTCCAAGTGAAAGCCAATCTTTAATAGCACTATCAAGACGTTTTTCATCACTAGGCTCTCTGACCGAAACAACACCTTTGAGGCCGCCGACATTATAAATGCAAGAAGCTTGTACAGAACAGCGTACGCGGCTGATATATTGTACCAAAATATCTATTTCTCCAACCTTTGTCAATGTCAAAGCATCTCCAGTCAGACTTTTATACTCTTTCTTAAGATATTTAACAATATCTTTAATTCTGGACGTTATATCATTTTCAAATTTGTTTCGATCATGAGTGTCACTTAATCTACATTCTCCCTGATATTTGAGTACCAGTTTGTCCCCCATAAAGCTAACATTAAAACCGTCCATAAGCCTAGAGTCTAAGACTACATCACCTTCTTCCCTGGTTAGGCCTGCTTTTCTAGCTACGCCATCAGACGAAATCTTTTCGTCGTGGGCGCCGTCATAAGCATTTGCTGCGGCTTGATGAATGCCTTTTAATACATCGTATACTGTTGCCATTATTATTCTCCTGCAATGTGTTGTTTAATAAATAGTTTGTGGTTTCGCTATTATACCGAATGCTTACCACCTTTCTTAAGCTCTCCGCGATCTTCCATTGAATAAGCGATTGCTGCGGCCTGTTCTTGTGATTTTCCTTCTTTACCAACCAGATGGCCAATTTTTTTTGAGACGCGTTTTTGTCCTGGGGCTGTGGCCTTGGTTTTTTTCTCAAAAAGGCCTTCCATATGTTTTTTTATCATCTCGACCAAATCTTGTTTTGTTATTCGTTCGTCAATAAGGCTGCGGCTAGGATCTGTCGGAACTGTCCTTGCTACCGTTGGGCCGTGTTTTATTTCTACGTCTGGGTTGCCCATGGGATTGATTACCGGTTTCCAATTGACCGAGAGCATGCGTTGTCTTTCTGCTTCGTCTGCTAAAATCTGATCAAGTTCTTGTGCTTTTGTTTCGGGTATTTCTGCGTGGGCTGGGATGCGAGGATCGAGCGTGTCTCCCGGAAAGTGGGTACGGAGTAAAGCGCCGATGTCTTGTGAAACCATGGGTTCACCTGGATCTTCTACGGCGCTTAAATCGATGGCTGGGTCTAAGACACTCATTTGGCGTGAAGGGCTTTCAACACCTAACCATTCTTCTGGTGGCTCATATGCATAAACCTCGCCAGAGCTTGTTGTTAATGGCTTCGCTTTGGGAATCCATCGATCCTCAAGCTCCTCTTTAATTATCTTTATCAAATCTTCTTTTGTCAATTTCATCTTTATTGGGTCTCCAGCCAGAATTCCAGCGTTTTTCTCTTTGATCTACAAATTCCATGTAGCACAGATAACAACAAGAAAATTTAGTCATGTACATATTGTCTTTAATATCAAACGAATAAATTTCGCAGACTGGGCATTTCCTGTCGCTCTCTTTGTTAAGTAGTTTTTTACTGATTAAAAACCCGTCTTTTTCGACCTTTTCAACTTTCTCTTTTGTTTTGTCTTCTTTTTCTAAAAGTTTCTTAAGTTGTTCTAAATATTCTTTTTCTTTGTTCTCATCCCAATTTGATCGAGGATGCTGAACGGCTTTTTCACCGTACTTCTTGGTTATTGCTCGTTCAAGTTCTGCTATTGTATTTAAATCTCTCTTTTTTGGCATGCCTTTATATTATACTATACAGTATATTGTCACCAATGTTAAAAAACCCACCCAGTTTCCCAGGTGGGTTCAGTAACTTAGTAGTTTTTAAAACCACTTTTGAGGGCGACCTTATTTGCCCGACTTTTTCTTAAGCTGAGCTTCGAGCTTCTTAATTTGTTTGCCTTGAGCGACGGCCTGTGCTGAGAGTTCTTGAATCGCCTTGACCAACACTGGAATTAGCGCAGCAGGGGCGACGGTTTGTGTACCATTGTCCCATTGTCTCCACATATTAAAACCTTCTTTGATTTCGGGATGACTCTCCTCTGTTGCTTTAACCTCTTGTGCTATAAAGCCGTGGAGAACTTTTCCATATTTATGACCAAGACAAGGCTCCTCAGAGTCTTCTACATGCTGTGGCATATCTTGTGGTACATCTTTTTCTTTTTTCCAGTTATATGTTACAGGACGAAGATCATTTACAAACGATAGGCCGGCCTCAGAAGTTACGATATTTTCTTTTAATCTCTCATCCGAAGAGGCTGCTGCCCAAGAAGTATCTGACCCGTCTAAGTCTAGAGTGGCGGTGTTCGAGCCATACCCAAAAGTCACCTTGGCATTTCCAACACCTGTGACTCCCTTACCAATAACAATTTGTTGTGTCGAATCAGCTGCGGAAGGGTCTGTAAATGCCCCCACCATAACACAATCATCACCTGCCACTATTGCGTCACCCGCTCTGGTTCCCAAAAGGGTGTTGCCAGTTCCCGCGACGACGGCGAGGCCTGCAGAGTGACCAACGGCCACATTGTTTCCGTGACCATCGGTGTCGGCTTCCATAACTTTAAGAGCTTGATAGCCAATAGCTGTGTTTTTGTCTCCATTTGCGGTGCTTGTTAAGAGCGCTTGATATCCAATAGCCGTATTGCCGGCGCCTGACGTAACTGCCTTGCCGGCTTCGTTTCCGATAAAGACTGAACCTGCTGCTGCAGCGGTAAGATTAGCTGCACCGGCTTCCACACCAATTATTATCATGCTCTCGCCGGCAACAGTTGCGGCGCCGGCGGCACCACCAATAATAGTATTCCAACCACCTGTCGTCAATGAAGCTCCGGCAGAGTAACCGAGAGCCGTATTATAAGTTTCGTCAGAACTGCCATTTGTGGTTTGACTCGCAAGAGTCTGATAACCAACGGCTGTATTACCATCGGCCGTGGTGAGAGCGGCGTGTGCCTGGTAACCAACAGCCGTGTTGTATCGTCCTGAAGTAGTCGCGGCGCCGGCGCTAGCACCAATAAATACGCTTCCGTCTGCATCACTAGTCAGGACTGCTGCTCCCGCGCCCTTACCAATGATAACAAGCTCGCCACCTGCGGTTGTTGCTCCGCCTGCCTCTGCGCCTAAGAAGGTATTATCATCGCCACCTGCAAGGGCATCGCCGGCTTCGGCGCCAATAATTGTATTGCCGGTACCTGTCGATACGGCTTGGCCGGCGTCGTAACCAACGGCAGTATTTTTACCGTGACCGTCAGTATCTGCTTCAAATGTCTCAAGAGCCTGCCATCCGACGGCTGTATTTTTGTCTCCATCAATATTTGTTTTAAGGGACTGGTAGCCAACAGCCACATTGCCGGCGCCGGTAGTACAGGCGTTCAGGGCCATAAAGCCGATACCAACGGTACCATCGGCAGCTGCTGTCAAGTTCCCTTTCA